CTTTACTCAAAGAGCTGGAGGTGCAGACACACCCCCATTCCTGGGATACCGTGAAGTCTCCCAAAAGCGTTGTTGCAATTCGCACCAAGTAGGAAAAGTAGATTCTGAACACCATCGTTCATAACCTAAATCTTTAATAATCTGCATAAGAAGAGCTCTTCTCTTCTCAAAAACATTCCTACCGTAGAACCAATATTCACTTACGGCCGACGCCACGACCGCAACACACTGCTCCTCCTCACTAATAGACTTGGATCTAACCCAAGTCATAAGCGATTTCTCAATAGAATCATGTTCCAAAGGACACAAAAATGCTTTGACATCGGAATCCCAACGCCAAGAACGCTTCAAAAATGAAACATTATCTATATGAATAAAAGGCACACTCTTAGCTGTTTTCTCGGCCATAGTATATACTACCCCAACTTTAACTAATTGATCACGAATAGCAGTATGATGGAAAAAAGAAATCTTCTTAGAAACACCCATAACATTGTCATCACCATATGTCATCAAAGAAACATTTTCCTTAAAATCTACACAAGTCTTTTCAGGATTAGCTTCATAATATGCATATCGCATATATAAAGAATTAGCTAAACCATTAATAATGACGGTCAATGGATGACCAGAAGGATTACTTCCAAAAAATTCCATCAAATCGCCATTAAAATCAACCCAAGGAAAAGCAGTATCAAGCTTAATTCCATGTTGAGTACGAATATCATCATCAGTAAACTTACCAGAATATTCATTTAACTCAATCATGATCTCAAAAGCGGCTTGGATAATAGTTGCAATCATGGATTTATCAAAACCTTTAAAATCTCCAGCAACCATTCTATCAGAACCATGTTGTGTTAAATATTGATACATAAGAGTCCATTTATAAGATTGACATGTTGTACCTGGACCAGATTCAAAAATGAAAGAGTTATTTTGAATTAAACGAATCATGGTAAGAAAATGTTTCCTCACCACGATAGTCCAGTCAGCAGGAGCAGCAGTAAAAACTCGTGTTTTTCCGACTTCAATTTTAGCAAATGAAGTAGCCTCATCCTTAAGAGTAGCTCTGAAAATTGGATGACAACGTTTGCCTAATCGGTAATTTTCCTCAATTTGAGCAATACGTTCCATAACAGACTGTTCAAAAACAACAGGATCTGCGGCAGTAGAAGTCGCAGCTATTGATTTAAGATGATATTTCTTACCATGACACCATGGAAATCCCATACTACTGTTACGATTAATACCATCAATAAAGGCTACACCAGCAGCTCCATTTATAGCAGTAAAATTGTCCAAAACATTAAGTTCTTCAGTAAAAACTGAACGAGCTATAGCTTTCTTAATATCTGCAATGAAGGCTTGCTTACAAGCTTCCAAAATTTTAGTATCAAAAGAACAGTCAACAGAAGTCATAT